ATTATCTACATTCGCAATTCTCGCGATATTTACGCGCTTACTGAATGGCTGCAAAATGCACTTTTGAAAAAAGTAAACCGCGGTTTAACTCCTTCCGTTGAATATCTTGCAAACTGTTCCACTATGAAAAAGATCGTCCGGATGGCGGCTAAAATGCTTTCCGATCAGGATCATAAGACCGCAACCAAGCAAGAAAAAAACAAGCAGCCAAAGAACATGCAATATACATTATTGGATGCGTGGAATACCTTGCAAACAATAAATAGTAATTATTTCCGGGGCTGTCATGGCTCCGGGTTACTTCTTACTTTTCATTATTCACCCTTTAAAACTTTGTATTATGACTACTACAAATAGACTTTTTTACACAGTATCAAAAAGATATATTCAAGCCGGGACAAGCTTTAAAATCGATGTTAAAATATTACTGGCTGATGATTGCAAAAATAATATATGCGATTGGAGTATAACGGCGGATATTTACGAACAACGCAAAAACGGGCGTTTCGTTTGGTGTGCTGGTGGTTGCTGCCATGAAGAAATACTAAAGCGTTTCCCACAGTTTAAAATGTTCGTTGATCTTCATTTGTCTAATCATTACGGCGCGCCAATGTACCCAGTTGAAAACGGGTTTTACCATATTACGAACAGCAGCAAAGAAACTGCAATTAACTATTTGCGTATCACGGAAACAGAATATAATTTGCTTTATCAGGCAGAAGATAAACAATACTTTAAATACCTTCTTTATACGCTTGGTATCGTTGAACGCTGGAAAAGAGAATCTAACGAGGCTTTAAAAAAGCTGGAAGAGTTAACCGGGCAAACATGGGAAAACCCATATAAGCCGGAAAACGAACGTTTTACTTTGAAATTGACGGACGAAGAACGTACAACTATAACTAACAGAATAAACGATGGTTATTATCGTCCTGAAGCTGTACAAGCGCGAAAAGACGAAGAAAAGCGCAAAGCATACGAGAAAAAACGCGCTGAAATAATTAACAACTGTGAAAAGAAACAAGAAAAGGCCGAAAATGAAAAGCGGGTTATGTTGGCCGTTCTTGATGCCGGGTTATCAGTTAGTAATGTGATATATTACGATCATAGTAACGAGCTTGTTTTTAATTGGAAAGACTACGAAACAAAAGTAACGGAGAACGATTTTAATAAATTCGTTTCCAGTGTTAACCGTTCTTTGTTACCTGTTGGCATAACTTTTAAAATGAAATAGCCATGGCAAAATACACGATAACCAATCAAAAAGAGTTACGCCGATCTTTTTGGGAGTTCTGCAAAGAGTTCGGAGGCGAATTTGAAAGAGAAGCCAACAAAAAGAAACATTCTTTTAAACTGGATTTTAATATAGCTTTCGGAGAATATAAAGACGGACTTTGTAAAGATGGCATTATATCGCAAAGTTTATACGAACGTGCAACACTTTATTAATAATAAGCTATGTTTTGTTTAATGCTGCTTTTATTCGGTGCCGTGGTGTTTATCTCCGGCACCGATCCCAAAAAATTAAAAGACTTCATAAATAAAAACGATCAATCAGACAAATTTTAAATTTATGGAGAAAAAGATATTATATCATATTGGGTTATATGGATTTAGAAAACTTATAGTTTATGTAATTAAGGATAACGGGGATAATACATCTATTGTTAGCCTTAACAAAGACGGTTCATTCCCTAAACACGTTTGGAACTGTAATTTGCATAACATAAACGAATAATACAAATATTCCACCGCGCCGGGCGGTTTCCCGGCATTCCTTTAAACTTTGATATTATGACTACCTATATAATAGAATCCCCAAACGGAGAAACGCACAAATTAGAAGTATTCCGCACCGCAACCGGGTTTAGTGTTTATGTTGATGGCTCAAATATATGTGAGAGCATAACGGAGGAAGATTTTTTGCAAGAGTTTGAAAACCCTACTTTCTAACATGGTGGGCGTAATTATTTGGCTAATAGTAGTTTTATTAATCTGCTTTAGCGTGTTTGGCGGTCTTTGGCTGCTTCCTATTTACTTGCTTTTTTGCCTTGTTTTAGGCTTTTACTTTGGTGTAAAATATCTAACTATTTAATATTATGAATGAAAAAGAATTTAACGGCCTCATTTTGGCCGAATTGGTTAAAATAGCAAACGACGTTTTTACAAATGAAATAGAAATAGCTCCCGGCACCTATACCGCCGCGGAGCTTGCAAAACTGAAAGATGCCAACGGGAACGAGATAAATATAAAATATCTTTGCGTTGATGCCAAACTAAATATAACGGATTTTAGGACTGTACAAATAAACAGCTTTAAATGTTCCTTTCCAGTGGATCAGGTTTTTAATCTTGTTTGGCAATTTGAAAAGCTGATAAGCACCAAACAAGCCAATAAAACAAGGTTTACCAAAATAGAAGAGCGCGAAAATATTGTTTGCTCCTTTGATATGTGGATTATAAAGGAACATCTAAATATCACTAAATTAGTAACAAAAGATCCTTTAAGACCGGCATTTAATTATATTTATCTTGATCCTTACAAATCGGCTTTAGTTGCTTCTGACGGGCGTACATTAAAAGAATACCCCGTAATTATTGAAACATCCGGGCTTTTACCTGACGGTCTAAAATTATTTATCAATCCCAAACATTTAAAAGAAATGGTTGGCCGGTGTTCTGTTTGTGTTTGTAATCAGGACGGCGGCAATATTACAGAAATAACCAACGACAAGAAACAAACCTTTGTTTGTGATTTTGCCGGATATTTCCCTAATTACCGGCTTGTGTACCCCCCCCATCTTTCAAAAGACGGATTTATAAAGATTCAGAAAAGCGAATTAAAAGCGGTTGCCGGTTTTGTAAAAGAAATAGCCAAACGAAACAAAAAAAGCGGTTTTTCACTTCGTACTATTGCCGGAGATAATAAAGTTTATTTATCTTATAATGATGCAGACAGTAACGGACACAAAGAACTTTGTGCAACATTGGAAAAAGCCGCTTTAATTGATATAAAGTTAGGTTTCTTTGCATCAAACGTTATCCCCTTGCTTTCCGGCTGGACTGGTGGCGTGTGGCTGGTTGCACCTGATCGGGCGGCGGTCTTTGATGATAAGACGGCGCGTATAGGTGTGGTTATGCCTGCATTTATAAATGATTCTATTTGCCCGAACTTAAAATGTAATATAAAGGCTTTAGATCGCGCCAAAGCTCCGATCATCCCGGAAAAAGAACCGGTAAGAGAACCGGGAACACATTTACCGGCCTTATATGTGGATGCACAAACGAAAACACCGGCGTTTGTCTTTGCTTTGGTAGCTCTGATAGATTTTATTTCCCGTTGGTTTTATCAGGATCAAATAAACAAAGCATTACAGAGGCTAACAATGTTAACCGAACTATCCGGCATTTCTTTGCCTGAACTATTAACCGAACCAGTAAGCGAAGAAACAAACGCAAATGTACCCGAACCAATAACAGAGGATGAACCAGTACGCGCATACACACCCGAACTATTGTATATTGATCGGCCTTTGGTTTTCCCGGTGCCTATCTTCATACATAAACATGAACGAACTATCAGCCGAATCGTTGTGCCCGAACTATTGAATCACCAATGTATAGCGTTACTGTTTGTTTCCATGATGTTACCCGAACTATTACGGCGATATGTTTGGGGAACAATCCGACCAAAGGCAAATGCAGATGAACTATTTTGGGGCGATTTCAGACGTTTTCACACCAAAGGTAATCATCGAATCAGAGACGGAACAAAAGAGGCAAACAAACCTAAATTATAGCCATTTCAAACGAATTATTACATATATCAATGAATCATTATGGAAGAGAATAAACAAGCCAAAAGAAGTTATCGCCGAAACAAACCGGTTACGAAAAGTAAGGTCTATGCTATTAGACTGGATATTGATTTGGTTGATTTTGTCAGAGAGCAACCAAACATGAGTAAATTTATTAATGAACTGATCCGAAAGGAGAAGGAAAATACCCAAAAGTATGAATGAAAAATCAAAAGCTTTTGAACTGATAGAATTTGTTTGGAACAATGAAAAGACTGATTCTTATTTACGAGTCAACATAGCCATGTATGAAGCAGTAAAGTTGGCTATAATATCTCAAATGAAATTCAATAAAGAGGATTTTCAGAATATATTTTCAAAATTCAGCGGTGGTTACTGGTTTGGAGTCAACGCCAACGGTAAGGGCTATGGTGAAAATTTCTATCGGAAAGCTGTTACTTCGGGAAATATTTCAGCCTGCCAAAGCTATGAAGCATTCTGCAATATTAAACCCTTCATAGACTCCAAAGGCAGAAGGTTATGCAAAGGGGCAATGTACCGGGATAATGAGAAACGTTATAGGGTGACGGGATTTGATTTCAGCACTAAAAAAGTTTATTTAGTAGGTTATGCCATAAGTGATTGGGAAGAAAAAGGCAAAAAGACTCTTTTCAACTTTACCAACAACGAATGGAACGAATTTAGAAAACAAATAATTGGGAAGATATTTATGATGGTTGGAATAAAGAAATGAAATAAAAATGAAAGACTTACGCATAGCATTCTTGGCAAAATACCCAAAATATGAAATTATACTCAACATGTATAGTCGGGCAAATGATTGCCCGGCAACATGGGAGAATCTTTCAAAAGTCCGATTGCAGACTTTTGTTGATTATATGGAAGAACGGCTGGCACCAAACTCTGTTCGCCAATATGCCGCCAAATTAAAAGCTGTATTGAACTTGTATAATGAAGAGGTTGAGCTACCTAAAGACTATAATAAAATCCTTTCAGTAAAAAATGTGAGAAGCACTAATGTTTGGCTTACTGATGAAGAACTTGAACGAATTATCACCTATGTTCCCAAGAATGCCAACGAACAATTGGTACGCACACAATTTTTAATAGGAGCCTTTACCGGTTGCCGTCATAGCGACTATACACGGTTGAACAACCGTAATATAGTGGGTGGAATGATCTCTTATGTCAGCCTAAAAACTAAAACTCATGCCACAGTGCCATTGAAGCCAATCGTGAAAGAGCTACTAACAAATTTGCCAAAAGAAGAAGTTACTGATCCGACATTCAACAATAATATCCGTAATATTTGCCGGAAAGCCGGAATCACAGAGGCGGTTAAAGTATTCAAGGCCGGAAAGGAAGTGGAAGGTGAAAAATGGGAATTTGTTTCAAGCCACACGGCACGCCGGAGTTTTGCAACCAATTTGTATTTACGCGGTGCCGATTTATACTCAATAAGCCAAATGATGGGACATGCAAGCGTGGAAATGACTCAAAATTATCTTTGCTGTGGTCTCCGTGAACAATCGGCACAAGTTATGGAGTATTTTAAATGAAACAAGCCACGCTAAATATCGGTAGAACTATTTTAGCGTGGCTCTCTTATACTATGACAAAATCCGTTCCAGCATCTCAAAGTCTTTTTCCACTTCGGCATTCAGAACTTTAGCATATTGTTGTGTGGTGCGTACATTTGTATGACCGAGCATTTTACTCACATTTTCCATTTTAACCCCATTGTTCAGGCACATTGTCGCAAATGTGTGCCTGCTCATGTGAACGGTCAAATTTCTATCAAGCCCTGCATAATCAGCAACTATTTTAAGCCGCAAATTGTATTGTTGATTACTGATAATCGGAAGCACATAATCATATTTTTTCAATATTTCCATTGCAGGAGACAGTAATACGATAAAATAGTTTTCTTCTGTCTTTAAACGAATATCCAATATAACATACTTATTGCCGCGTTTTTGTACGTCACGTTTGAAATTGAATTTAGCAAGATCAGCATAGGATATTCCAGTATATGCCTGAAAAATAAAAAGGTCACGGACTCTACAGATCGTTTCCGAGTCTATTTGAGCATCTTTCACTTTCTTCAATTCTTCGGCAGTCAAATATTTCCTGATGGCATGTTTGCCACGGGAAAAACGCTCACCCTTATACGGATCATTTTTTAGCAAATCAAACTTTATGGCCTCGTGGATATAACGTTTGTTACGTTTATGATAGTTATATATTGTCGGCTGTGAATAGCCCTTAGCATGTAACCAATCATCATACAATGTGATATTGGCTTTTGTGAGATCAGAAAAATATATTATTCTGTCAAATTCACGTAATGAGGTCGCAAATGTCCGATGGGAAGCTTTGGTACTTTCCGTTATATCTCCACGCTCTTCAATTCTTCTTTCTACAAAGTCAACAAAACTTTCCGATTTATTGGTATATCTCAAAAATCTATCCAGCTTATCAAAATCAAAAACTTCCTTTTTGCTGATAAGTTCATTAATCCAATTTTGGATAATCCGGAGTTGTTCATCAAGACACTGGTTCAATTGAATCATTTCAACCGAATTGATTATCTTCTTTCGATCATTCCATTGGTCGGAATAGACTTTAACGCCGGTTCCGATCCATTTTCTCTTACCTTCGCTCAAAACTTCAATTTGAACGAGTCCCTTGTGTGTCTTTGTCGCAACCTTTTTACGGTCAAAGACGAATCTCATTGTCGGATATTTCATATTCTTTTGAGTTTTGGTATCTACTGATTATCGCTACAATAAAAAAATGGTATCAAAGGCGGTATCATTATAGGTGAAAATATCGGTAAAAATCGGGAAATACTGGTAAGTTTCCGGTAAATATGCACCCAATTTTTATATGTTCTCCATCTGCTCCCAACGCCTTAATTGCTTGATACACAACAAAAAAGGGAGTAACTAATGTTACTCCCTTTCGCGGTGCGTACGG